ACGCGATACCCGGTTTGCCACTGGTGGTGAAGCCTTGGACGTAGGTCATACCACCGGGGAGGAGCGAAGCGGGTTGGTTCTTGAGTTGGACATCGGCGACGAGCGGTGGGTTGACCATCTTGTCGATGGCTTGAGCTTTGCGTCGGGTTTCGAGTTGGACTTGCTTCTGATCCGGGAGGGCGTCCATTGCGGGGGATCGGCCGTAGGCGTCGTTGGAGACGGTGTCCCAGCGATCGATTATGGCGAACTGTTCGAGGTAGCCCTTTTTGCGGAGGAAGCCACGGCTTTGGACGTTGGAGCCTTGCGGAGCAGCACTTCCACCCCATTCCCAGTAAAGCTCACGGAATGCAAACCTGGCTGGAAATCCAAACTCTGCAGCGCGGCCATCATCGTTGGGCTCAACTGAATGAGCAACGATGACCTCTCGAGTGAGATTTGCACCACCTGGGTCCTTGTACAATCGTTGAACTGATTCACTACAATTCTCCAATCCGAACTCAGCGACAAGGCCGCTGACGGTGAGGGTGAACTCGCGGTAGAAGATGGTGGGGCGATACTTGCCATCGATGTCAACGTAGTATTCACCGAGGCATGGGTTGATGCAGTTGATAACGTTTTCGAAGTCTTCGTAGATCAGCATGGCGGCGGTGCCGAAGATCACGAGGTCGAAGTAGAAGACCGCGATGGCGTTGTAGAAGTTGGACTCAGAGAAGATGAGGTAGAGGATGCGTTCGCATTCGGCGAGCCAGAGGGAGACGGGACTTGTTTGAGTACTGTCGATGGTGCCGACTCGGAGCTTGAACCATGGGCGGGTAGGTGACGACTTGCCAGAGACGAGACCTGACGCAAGGTTTCGTGCGCAGATCACGCCGGTGGAATCGAGAATGTGTTGGTTGATGGGCGACCCGCGAGCCATCTGGTTGGGGGTGATTATCCACTTGTACCGCCTAGGTAAGAAGTAATCGGCTAGTTCGCGCCAGTGGCACCACCATGAATAGCGATTGACGCGAAGGCCCAGGAGGCGACCTTCGCTGTATTTGAGCGCCGCGAGGTCGGTGGAGGTGGGGGCGGAGTCACTCATTGAGTGGGGACTTTCCAGTGGGTTCGGCTTTGAGGAGTCGGCCTTCGGCATGCATCTGGGCAGCCGCCATTAGGGCAAAGGGTTCGCTTGGGGGCGGGACTGGAGGGAGTCCTTTGGGGCGGGGGGTGGATGAGGTGAAGGGGACTACGGGCATGGGTTAACCTAACACATTGGGCCTTTAGGACCTTTAGGGTAGATGTTATGAATGCCTTCTGCCCAAGTCAATCGTGGTGGATGGCTAGTAAGAAAGGCACAGGTAAAGCCTGAGTTGTTTTGTTGGTGAAGCCATTGATGGACGTTTGGCTCTGCTAATAGAGCCGCGGTAATTCGAGCCTTGCAGGATTCGGAGCAAGGCTTAGGGTGTTGATAGCATTTGTTGAGTAGAGTGCTCATTGTCCTAGGAGACTCTTCTGGCCATAGCCGGTCGCGGGGACTGCAGCTGAACCAACGAAGCTTGGGGTGGAGCCTTGGGAGCCGGAATTCTGGGAGCCGATCGGTTGTTGAACGGGTGGAGCAGCTTCGGCGGGGGTGGGTGGAGCGGTGGGGGTGGCGGTGGCGGTTGGGGCAGTGGCAGCACTCGATCCAAAAAGGAAGCTCCCGATAGCTTCTAAAGGGCTAACGGAACAGAGGCCATGGGGTTGGTCATGAGGCTTCATCGGTATTCTCCTTCCCCAGTGTGGGGGTTGTAGTGGTAGGACTTGGGGCCGGAATGGGCGTAGACGCCGGACATGTGGGATTCGGCGTATGGGTCGTATTCGGTTTCGATGAGCGGGCGATGGGGATGGTCGCCACCGGCGAAGGCGTTGCGGGCTAGGGGGCCACCGAAGGTTAGGACGAACGCATCGAGATCATCCATGATGATCCCGGGGTTGTCCTCCATGATGTCTTCCTTTGACACCAGTTGGATTTGATCGGCTTTGTTGAAGGTGTAGCGGATCGCGAGCATAGCTGTGCGAAGGTCGGGGTCGAAGGGGAGCGCGCCGGATTTCAGCCACGCTCGGGCGGCCCCGTACATGGCGGCGCGCTTGTTGGCGTAGGATTCACCGGCGTTATCGAAGACGATGCCGGTGATGTCATCTTTGCCGCCGAATTGGACTTCGATGCAATAGAGGCGTTGGTTGCGGACTTGGTCCACGACGCCACCGCCAACGCCACCGCCATCGATGAAGATACCGTCGGGACGGAGGGTGGTGTAGGTGGAGTGGATTCGGTTGGCTAGCTCGGTGGTGGAGATGCCATTGAAGACCTCGCGGGGGATTGATCTGGCGTCTCGGCCTTTACGGGGAAATATAACTGAATTGTTAGAACCGAATCTTGCAACGTCCACGCCAATGGCAAGGGGGGTGAAGGCATCAACGAATACTTCTCGATCTGCTGACATAGCTGCATCAATGTCTGCTGCTGAGAAGAATTCCATTTCGCCGATTCGAGGGAATTGACCGAGGACACGAACTCGAACAAAGTCTGAATCCGCTCCATAGGCCTTGATCCATTTCTCGAACCGGGCCTTGTTGGTGATGGCGACGGTGCGAGAGTCGATTTGCTTGGTGAGCCAAAATTCCGCATGTTTGCCTCCTGTGAAGCATTCTTTGAACCGGCCGGAGTTGCGGGTGGGATTGCCAAAGGCGATCCACATGATCTGGGTGTTGTCATCGGTGAGGGCGCCCTCGGCGGTTTCCCAGATGAGGTCGTTGATGGCTGAGGCCTCGTCGAAGATTACGAGGACCCGTTTGCCTTCGTTGTGCATACCGGCGAAGGCTTCGGGGTTCTTCTCGGACCATGGGATCATGTCGATCCGCCAAGTGCGCTCGCGGGTGGGGTCCTTGGAGGTGAGGGAGGTGGCGTTGAGGGTGAAGTGATCGCGGGCGAAGAAGCAGAGGTTGAACCATTTCCCGACTGCAGCCCAGGTTTTGGTTTTGAGTTGGGTTTCGGTATTGGCGGTGACGATGCCGAGGGTGTCGGGGTAGGTGGTGAAGGCCCAAAGGATGATGATAGCGACGAGCGCGGACTTGCCGATGCCGTGGCCGGATGCGACGGCGATTTGGATGGCCTCGGAGGTGTTGATCAGGCGATCGCGAAGGGCGCAGAGGACCCAGACTTGCCATAGGTCGAGGACGTGGTCGGCGAGGACGGTGCCGGGTTCGCCCCATGGGAAGGCACCAAGAGCGAAGGCGTAGGGGTCGTCTGCGACTGAGGCTAGCCATTCAAGAAGTTCGGCGGTCATGGCCTCGGGTGGAGGGGTGGGGGCTAGCATAGGGGAAGTCCACTTGGGCGGGCCAGGTGCGGACTACGTCCGTGGGTCCCACGTGTACACCTGGCCCAAGAGTGGCTTGTTGCTTGCAGCGTGCTGCTTACACCGAAGATCATTCGACACCGCTCCTGTGGGACTGAGGACACCAGGTTACGGGGGATGAATGGTCTTAGCACTAGCGGGGTTCTAGCTGAACCCTTGGGGCCTGCCCTTTCGCAAGGTTGAGTGCGCCCGGGTCCACTGGGCGTGGGCTCGATCGGGCCAAGGAAAGGCGGGGTGGAAGTTTGTTTAAGCATCTGAACAGAGCCTATGTTGAAGCAAAGCCACTGCGCCCATTAACATTCCAGCTTGCTCACATCGACTAAAGCCTGTTCCAATAGCTCCATCATTGCTAACATAAGCTACGGCTACACCAACTACTTCACCTTTACGAGCTAGTTCAAGTGCACTTTCAAGCCGTTCGATTACATCCTTATGGGTAAGTTCTGGCCGAGTGACTAACTTCACAGGGGTGGGGAGAGACCCAGCGCGATCGAACTCGGAGCCTGCCGATCCAAACTCTGGGCGATCAAGCAACTGGGTCTCTCCTTGGGTGAGGGCGCTAGCCGAAGCGCCGGATGGGGGACGAGCCCGGCGATGGACCGGGGGTGGCTTTCGCCGGGCTCGATTGAGGTCCCGTGGATGAGGCCTCAATGGTTTTGACTTCACGCTGGGCCGGGGCCGAACGCCGCCGGGCCGCTTCGAGGTTGGCCGCGAAGTCGACGTTGACGTTGACGGATTTGGTGACCTTAGAATAGCCGAGTCGGTCGTAACGATCGCTGGTGACTTGAACCAGCTGGGAAAGGGGAATGGTTTCGTCCTCTTCCATGGCTTTATCGAGCCGGTCCGAAATCAATTGTTCGGCCTTGAGGGCGTTCGAGCGCATGTAGTCGGTGACCGGATCGGCGGTCTCGCGCCATTCCTCAGTCAACATGGTCCGGTAATGCGCGACTAGCTCAATGAAGGAAGGATCATCCTTAAGTTGACTGACCCTATTGTAGCTCATGCCACAAGTCTCAGCCACTTCACGATTGCTCATACCGGATGCTACGGCACGGGCTACCCGGTGGTGGGAATCCTTAAGGCTTTGAATATGCCCTTGGGGCCTGGGCGCTTGGAGATGGGTCAGGTCAGCCCGGGTCACCTCACGGATATCGGTGATCTCCGGAAGGGACTCGATTGCGCGGCCGCCGTGTTGAAGTCGAGCCATTGTTAGAACCGTCGGTGCACTGGGGCTGGGGGTGAGCGGAAGAGGTGAGCGATAGGAACTGGGTTCGGCGATTTGAGCTTGATGTTATATCGGGGCTTGTAAAGTTCGATCATGGCCTTCTCGATTCGGTCGAGGTCTTCGACGAGGGTCGGGAGAACGTACACTTGGTCGAACAGAACCCCCCGGAGGGAGGCCGGCATCCACGACGGGGTGGACTTCCGACCCCAGTTCGATCGATGGGCTTCGATCCGTGACAGCGGCTTCTTCGACTGGCCCACATACACCACAACCCCATCCCTCAGCAGGGCATACACCGCTGGCTTCAAAATGGGGCTAACCTCAATGAATCCCTCAAGCACCGGATCGGTCTCCTATTCTCACCTTCGATTCTCCCCCATTCCCCCGCGTAAGTCAAGCGGCTCGTGTGTATGTTTCATATGCATGATTCGATTTTTGAGTACAGGATATCCAACACCTCTGCCCCAACGCGAGCGACAAAATTTTGGCCCCACCCCCGCCCGACGAACGATGCCGGTGGAGTGGGGCCAAGCCGAAGGCCGGAGGGCAGGTCAGGCCTTGACGGCGAGGAGGGTATCGTTCGCCTTGACGAACGCTTCGATGGTCGGCTTGGCCGCGAGCAGGCGCTCAATCTGACCACGGTAGAGGGTGACCGGGAAGCGGCCAAGGCCGTAGATGGACAGGGCGCCCTTTTCGGAGACCTTGAGGGAAAGCGCCTTAGGGGCGGACTGCGCAGTGATCATGGCAATGAGTTCGGCTTGGGACAGCTTGGTGAGATCGGTCATGCGCTTAGCTCCGGTTCATGCATCGACGCCGTGTTGGCGACAACCCGAATATGCGCCCGGCCATCGCCGTTGTCCAATCACGAAATGTTTCATCGATGTAATCGTTCGTGATCGCTGCCACTCTCTGGTATCTCTCTCATGTCCCCCTAAGTCACCTCTCATGAACTCATGTACAGACCGTACCCCGTGTGTACCCCTCCCACCGTCTATCTTGGGTCTGTCTGTCTTACCGTCTCAATATATATCCTGATTAGGACAAGGACACACCAACACAGACACCGACCTACCCATACACACGGGGTATACCCTGTAGATCAGGTCATGAGAGGTAGGTTAGAGGGACATTAGGGGCGGATTAGAGTACGATGAATTGGGCCTAATCTAACGAAGATTTGGCTAAAGATCATCGTTGAGTTTCAACAGGTTGTGTGGTATGATATGCTTACAATCAGGAGAGGGAAGATGGGCCGCAAGCTGCCACCGCCGATCATTCTAAAGGTTGAAGGAATAAGCCAAGCTGAGAATGGTGATACCTTTGTTGATGACTTCACAGGTGAGGTATTACCTAGACTCAAGGGTGAGGAGCGCGTTGGTAAGACCATCTCAGGCAATGAGGCTGATCTTGAGCGGCATAGGCTCAAGCGGGCTAAGCAGGATGCTGTTCTCAAACTCGCCGGGGTATTGCCAACACGGGCCGAAACGGTTGGCCGATTGGTTACGCCAACGCTTGTTGGGCAACGGCCGATTGCTACCCTTGAGGTCAATGGTAAGCCGATAGCGTTGTATATTCCAAGCATTGATCCTATTCGGAGATGGTGACTATGCTTACCTATAACCAATATCTACAGGTTGTTCGCATTATCCTAGCAGATGATGAAGCTTATAAGCATGGAGCATGGGCTATTCGTATTGAACCCGGTCCTGTCATTGGTTTCTGGTGTAATCCTGTTAGCTTCCTTCGCTTTGACCTCAGGTATAGACTTGACGGTCAAGGTAATCTCACTCACGACAATGATAACATAAAGCGCCTCACGCTTTCGTGATCGATGTTCCCGGTTCGTTCACGCCGCTCGCCACAATCGCGCCACAATCGGGGCGCATGATGCACCGATCGCCGAATGCTGATAGCGCAGCGTGAAGCGTGTACTTCGAACTAACCCACAACCCTAGGAGATAGCATGAGCCTTAGACGATTGAACCGTAAGGTTAAGACCTTAGCTAACAAGGGTAAACCCGGTATACCTAATCGAAGGATGACAACTCGGATTGATAGCAATGGTGATCTACGTGAGTATCACCCAACTAAGGGGTATAAGCGCAAGGTCGAAACCGGGAACTAATCCCCCGGTCTGTGGGTTATGCCCACACTGACGAGACCAACTTGAGAGTGCGGACCAATGTTCAAATGCACTTGTGGACGTAGCTTTAAGTTTGAGTATCAACTAACTAATCACATTGGTATGTTCATTCTCTTGAATGATAATGTCGATGGACATAAGCGAATAGTTTGCGAATAAGCGGGGACGCTATAACAATCCATGCGTGGGCATTATCCCACGGGCTGTTTGAAACCAACTAGGATATGGTAGCCGAAGCGTAGGTTATCATGGGATTGTATCCCCGGCTAGAGTATGAGGGCGAGTGGGTTTCGTCTCCACCGCTTAATTATGAGGTAAGCAAAAATCTGCCTCATACTCTAGCTCGGCGTGCAATCCCGCACGACTAACCCACTAACCAAAGCCCAAGCTGGCTTAGGGGCAATGTTAGGGTAAGTGAACACTAGGCTTCGGCCTGACGTTCCATAGACCCTTCCATCCCTTACGATAGCCGCTCCGCCTGGGGACTGCCCGTGGGTTTAACCAAGAAGGCAGAAACTTATGTCTGACTTGCTTACCACAGACGACGCTCCGACAATCGCTCCCGACGACGAAAAGTTCTTCGTTACCGTTCCCCTGAAGAACGGTGCAGGCGAAGTCCGTGTGGATACTCGTTCGTTCAATGACGAAGTCTACAAGGAGGTGCTCCTTCAGGGGATCAAGGCAATCGCCGAACGGAATATGTCGAAGCTCACCAAGGAAGCCTACCCCGTGGAGACCGAACGCAAGGCCGCTATCTTGGCGAAGGCGCAAGCCAACGTCAAGGCAATGGCCGAAGGCACGATCAAGATCACCGGCAAGACCATCAAGAAGGTCTCCGGTGCGATCATGACCGAAGCCATGCGGCTTGGTCGGAACTTGGTCAAGGACGCCATGAAGGCGAACAAGATCAAGATCTCCCATGTGAAGGCTTCTGAGATCACTGCGGCGGCTAAGGCCTTGCTGGAGAGTGACCCCTCCATCATCGCCACCGCCGAGGCCAATCTTAAGGCCCGAGAGGCAACCCCGATGAAGATCAACATTGCTTCGTTGATCCATGTCGATCCGGAACTCGTTCGCAAGGACGAAGCCAAGAAGGCCAAGGAGAAAGCCGAAAAGCCCTTGAGTGCAAAGCAGGCGGGGAAAGTCGCCCCGCGTGCTAAGGGTTCAAAGCCGGTTGCGCAGGTGAACGCGTAGTCTGGTAACAAAGCGTTAAGCGTAGACGTGAACTTCTGACGCGAAGCGCAGGTCTGCGTACCACCACACTGTACAGAGCGAGTAATAGGAACCTCTAGCACGAAGAAGCAATGCCGATCTGCTAGTTGATGCAAAGCCTAGGATCGCTCTGTACCCGGTGAATAAGGCCCCACTACCCATGAGGCACCTAGCCTAGATTGTGCTGTACGCAATCGAAGCTCGATGGCTAAGGCCCTCATGGTCCCTTTCACAAGATGATCGTAGATTGCTGATCCAATCAAAGACGATCATAGAAGGAACAACCCAAATGACAGGCCACCAAATCAATTCCCTCGTCGGCGATCTTGTTGCTATGGCGAAGGCGATGGAACGTGTACCAGAGCTTGAACGAGAAATTAACACTCTTCGCAATGAGAATGAGTACAAGCTTGGAAAGATTGCTGAGATTGAAGCCGATCTTGAGCAATCCCGCGCCTATGTCGTCTCCCTTCAAGCCAAGTTCCATGAGGCGGAGGTAGCCAAAGACGCGGCCGAGACCATGTTTCTCGAAGCTGATGATAAGCTTGGAAAGGTTGCCAAGGCTTTTCAAGTGGCTCTTGAAGCCATGGATCACACTGACAAAGTGATCACCGAGGTTATAGCCAAGCCGGAACCCGAAGTGAAGGCTGAGAGTGCTGAGGACCCTACTTCTGCTCAGTCTGTCGATCATATGCAGACTGCGAACACTTCGGCGCAGGGTCAGAGTGAGCCGGACCCTACTGTGAAATTGGCCTACACTATCCATGCCTCGACTGTAACAGAAAGC